CCGCTCTTATCTTCGGAGGATGCTTTGTCAGCGTCCTCCAGCGCCGCTGAGCCGTTGACCTTACCGTCGTCAAGTAAATCCTTAACCTCTTTGAACCATGTCTCCAGAAGTCTCTCAAGGCTTTCTTCACTAATAAATACTTTGAGCCATCCAGGAAGCATGGTATGGAAGGTCGAAACAACATATTTCATCTTTTCCTTCCCGGTTTTGGAACCAATATAGGCATGTTCTGCCTTAAGGATCAGCTTATACGCGTCTCCGCGCAGATCATTAAGGGTTTTGCCCTTAAGATACACGAAGAAAATCCATACCGCTGATACGATCACAATCAGAAGGAAAGCAATCAATACCGCATTCGGAGTGTTCTCCATACTTTTTCACCTCACTTGAATTTATTTTTCTTTTTTACTTCGTGATACGTCTCTGTGCACAGAGCAATCGCTTCTTTTGCCTTGCCATTCACGAAGCCGGGATGCTTCTTGACATATCGTTCGTACAGATCAACATCTTCCCACATGTCATTAAAGTATTCCTCGCTGTGCTCTATGCCATTGGAAATTTCGTCCGCTGTTCGAAGGATCCTTCGCCTGGCGTCCTTAGTGCGCTGCAGATCGCGATCCGCATCCTGCTCGTCCTGCCTCTTTGATACCCTGTCAACCTTTTCATTCAGTGATTTCATCTGATCCATCACATCCCGGTTAATGGCATTCCCAATATGCCGGGCAATCCACGACCAAGGATTCACCTTTATTTTGCTCCACTGGAGAACGGTCATTATTATGGCAACGAGGAGGGTGATCGTCCCAAGTGTTCCTTTAAATCGAGGGTTGTCCATGGCTTTGAGCAGATTTTCGACTAGGCTAAGGATTTCTTCGAATGTCATGGAGCTGCCTCCAAGACACACCGCGGCATATTTGAGTAATCATTATCTCTATTCATTATGTGTGCTCCTTATCTATAAAAATAGCCGCGTCAGTAAATGTGGCGCGGCGGATCCCGAATACTGCCCATAAGGTGCCCTCTTCCAATAAAAAAAGAGCCGTTGTTCACGGCTCAGTTAACGGAAAACTATTCCTCTTTTTTGTTTTCAATCAGATCGGCATTCATGACAGATCTGAGATGCGCCAGTTCTGTGGCCTGTTTCGCTACGATCCGGCTGAGCTTCGAGATTGTCTCATCTTGTTTCTCTGTCATTTCGATGTATAGATCGAGCAGCTCCAGAAGCTGGTCATCTGAATAATTTCTCATGCTGCCTCCAATTTATATCTTATATCTTGGTTTTTCCTCTCCAAAAAACCAGTACCGCAGATAGTCATCAAGAATGATGGCCACTGGCGAAATAATGTACCACAGAAGTGTGAATGGGATGCAGATCTGCCCAAGAATATTAAACGGTAGATTGCTGTAATCCCATACGCCAAGCTTCAGCCACAGGTTGAGGATGCACCCTGCTAGAAACTCCACTCCGGTGATGATGCAGGCACATATAAACATCTGTATCCAAAGTGGAGTATCCCAGTCGAAAATTTCATTCAGCAGCCCGCAGAGCACGAAGCACGCTCCGCCGACGATGAACATCGTCCAGTGGGAATGCCCCCGGTATATAATTTCCATTAAGACGTAGATCAAACCTCCGACAGTGAACAGGAATGCATACTTCTCTGCCTTTTTCAATACCTCTCTCAAGCGTTCTGGGCGGCCATGAGGTCCTTGTAAACATCGGACCAGTATTCCTCCGGGATATTGCTCTCAAAGGTGATGCCAGCCATCTCAGCCGCTGTGCTGCATCCCTTGATCCATGAGAACATGGAATTGCATCTGGTCGTATTGAATGTTACGAAGCTGATTGCAGCCTCAATAATCAGTTTCATATCGGCAACGCTGTAATATTTACAAGGCTGGCCGTCCTTATGGTATGCACATTGTGTGATACCAGCCGCCAGTTCCGCCTGTTTCCCGAAAAGGTTCAGCTGATCGGTCTCCGTGAGTGAGAAGTGTTCTGTACCGGTTGACAGCTTCACATCGACACCGCCAACAATCGTTTCATTGCACTCTTTAGATACCTGTGCCAGTTTAGACTCCCGCATCGCATCGATGCAGTACTCATCCCCATCAGCTCCATCTTCTGCTTCCTTCATGCAGTTGAACCAATATTCTGGTGCCGATTCGATCTCAGCTTTAGCCACCTTGTCAGGTGTAACTGTAAAATAAACCTCATCGGCCGCAAACTGGGTGCCGGCATCTTCTCCATCCGTTCCTGCCTGTGCCGCTACCTCTTCCTGGTTCTGTCGAATCCACACATTGGCCATGCCGCTGGTACCGATCATGTACATTACTTCATCCATTTTTACAGGACTATATGTTTTATGCAATTTTACGCCTCCACATTTGATAATACTTATCAGTAGAATAATCGACAGTTTTCGCATAATCGCTGACTACTTTCCGGGCGATGTGCATGATCTGATCAATCTTATTCTTTTTTCGGAATGTAGCCGCGTTCGTCTGCGTAAAGCAGCCGTAGTAGGATGCTGTAGACTTGGCAAATTTAAACGAAACAATCTGCCGCCGCTTGATCATCCGTATAAAACGTGTAAACTTTCTTCTGGCCTTGAGAAACGTCTTTCTCCGGATTGTAACCCATACTTTTTTATATTTCACAGGCCGGCCAAGATAATACTTTGTAGTCACCGCTCCGCCATGAAAACGGAAACCCATAAAATCAAGAAGACAACCTTTGGTATTTTCTTCGGCGTTCTGGTACTGTGACCGGAATTTTCTCCAGTCTGGCTTAATCGTAAGCAAAAGAACTTCTTTGGCAAATTTCACCATCATTACCATGGCCAGCTGTACGTCCTTCTTATTCGGGCCGTAGATCTGGATATCATCCATGTAGTACATCTGATGTTTCAGCAGCCTGGTTCTCTGAGTCTTACCTCTGCGTGTTTTCACCTTTGCCAATTTCTCAGCTGCATAGTGATACATTGCACTCATGTAGTAATTGCACAGGTCCTTTGACACAGGCGAACCGATCAGGATACCCTTCGTCGGGTCCTTACTCTTCGGATTAGGGAACTCCTCATAAAGGGAAATAATAGTATCAAACAGATACTCCACGGCATCGGCTTTATGCAGATCTCGGTGAAGCATAGCTTTCAGTACTCCATGATCAATAGACGGATAACACTTCTTCACATCTCCCTTCGCGCCTATCTTCGTCCCCTCCGGATCACTGGCCATCCATCTGGCCACTGCTCTTCTGCCGAACTTTTGCCCTTTGCCTTCAACAGATGCTACTTGATACATACCAACTTTTGCATCAAAAAGAGGCTGTCCGGCCGCATTGGATACTGTTTCATATAGCCGAAACAGGAAACATTCCAGGCCAAGTTCTCTTTTTTTCATGCTAACACCATCGGTTATTTCCATATATCGGATAACTTTCTCCTTATAGCATCGGCTGAGAATATGTTCTCTCACCGTCCTGTTTTTAAGGTGTATAGACATTTCTTCCGATATTTCCTCGATCACCGAATAAAAGAAGCCCAAGCCTTCATCAAAGAGGCTCTGGCAGGTTTTCTCCGGTAATCCTGTCTTTCTTAAATAAGCAATATAAGACGGATTGCAAAGACGAGTAAGAAGATACTTTGTTTCCGAATACTTTCTTCCCGTCCATTTTGAAAAGAATGAAATCACCTGATGATTATTTCTTTTATCCTCAAGATAATTAATAACTGCCCTTTCGATAAACTTTGTATCTGTGATATCTACATCCTTGCAATAGGTCTTCATGATAATTATCTTTCTGAATTCAAGGGTTTTCGGGTGTACTACTAGCCCCCATCTGCGTCCACTTCGCCGCAGAGCCAGGTTCTGAGTTTCCCCAGTCCCTGATGCTGGTTCGTCAATTTCGCCCATTCCGGGCAAGCCCTTTCGGAGATCCTTCCAGAGGATCGAGACATGGCACACATTTTATTCAGAATTGCGCGCGCCGTAGTTCCAGTTCGCGTTCCCGAGCCCGTTGTTCAGGTTGGCGTACCGGCGACCAGCGTTAGCCCCGTTGTTCAGGTTGCCCAGAGCCAGCGGCGGGACGAAGGCCGCAGGAGGAACTGCACCGCAGTGCCATGAATCCTTCAAAATTTATTGATAGTTACGAATTGCCTTAAAAATCGACCCGCTTACGCGGGAATAAAAGGGGAGATCCCCTCTGGCCTTACGGCCATTCACCCCCTTACGCAGCTGCTTGCGCGCTGCGTCCAGAAGCAGAAAGGCGCGCGCCGAAGTACCAGATCGCGAGCCCGAGCCCGTTGACCAGGCTGGCGTACCGGCGACCAGCGTTAGCCCCGTTGTACAGGTTGCCCAGAGCC